CCCTCCATTTGGGTTTTGGCTATATGCTCTGCCGTTCCCCCTGACTCCTCCAATTCTTTTGTAAAGCTCCTTAACGCCTCACTCCCCGTTGCAAGTAATGCTGACATTGCTGGGCCAGCCCTTGCCCCAAAGAGTTCCATCATTTGACTAGCAGTCATACCCTTCTGCTCGAGTTGTTCCAGAATATCCGCCATTGGCAACATTTTACCTGTAGCATCATACATTGTAATGCCAAATTCCGCTGCCTTCTTATCCAACTGAATGATAGCCTGCCTTAATGATGTGCCTGCCATTGAACCCTGTATGCCTGCATTACCAAATGACCCCATAATGGCAGCTGTTTCTTCAAAAGTCATCCCAAAATTCTTAGCTACTGGGCCAGCATATTTCATTGATTGACCCAGCATAGCCAGGTCTACATTGGATGAGGTAAATGCTTTAGCTAATACATCAACAGCCCCAGTAAGGTCTTCTGCCTCCATGCTGAAGCCTGCCATAATGTTTGTGATAATATCGGCAGCCTGTCCCATTTCAAGGCTACCAGCAGCAGCTAGGTTTAGAGTATCAGGTAGGGCAGCTAGTATTTTATTAGTGTCCATACCAGCCATACCCATAAATGCCATAGCCTCTGCAACCTGTGAAGCGGTGAATTGTGTAGTTCGTCCCAACTCCTTAGCTTGGGCATCCATTAACTCAAACTGTTTGGTAGTCGCTCCTGTTACAGCCTTGACCTTTGCCATACTCTTGGAGTAATTAGCAGCTGTTTTGATAGCTAACCCACCCAATATCGCAAGTGGCATCGTAACCTTCATAGTCAAGTTCTTACCTATGTTGGCCATAGACTGGCCAGTAGCATTGAGCTTATTCTGCAAGCCCGTTAGCTGGGAGTTGACCCCCGCCATGCCTTTTAGGTTTATAGTCCCAAATAAACTGAAGACTTCCACTATTTTGTATCTCCACCTAGTATAGTATTCATATCTTTAATTTTTTCTGCTATTTTCTCGTTAGTTATTTTCACACGTTTTGTCCTTTGTTTAGGCATAAAATCAGCAGGGGTATATGCCTTTGTCCTCTTTTTCCTATCCCGATTTGTCTCAGCAAGTATTGAACAGACGAGAGCAGCCCGATAATCAAGTTGCTTCCTCTCTTCCAGATACCGCTTCCCTAGAGCGTCAAACTGAGCTAAGGTCAATCCCCAAAAATCTCTCTCCGATAAGTGAAGGGTAAAACGCCCAAAAGACCATATCTCTAGCCAGTCGGGCTTTTTGGTAAAGGGGGTTCTTCCTCACCCTCGTGTTCAGGCATTGATGCAGAAGAGACCTCTTCGAGCCTTGCGTTAATCGTAGACATATTTTCAGTGCTTATCCACGCCCCAACCTGCTTTTCAGTTAGTGCTTCGTCTTCGTGTAAGAGACAAGCCCATAGCATTGCCCGTAAGTAGCGAGCGTTTAGCTTCTCCCCTTCCTTAAAGTCAAATAGACTCTTACCCGTAGCCTCTTCGAAAGACACCATTGCATTAAGGTCTAGCTTTAAGGTGCGTTCCTTATCGAAGGTGATTTTTATTTCTGGTTTTATCTTGCTCATTGCTTCTCCTTTTATTCCTTTTACGCTGCTGGTCTGGTTACTGTCAGCCTGTAGATTCTCGGTGACTTTGCAGACTCATAGGCGATTACTATGACAACCGTATCTGTTCCTGCCGCCCCTAGAGCAATCTCACCTGACTGCACACCTGTAGCAACTGCCACCCCCTGGACATAAATCGTATGACTACCCGCTACGGGCGTCAGCTTAACCCAAGTTGATGCCGTGTTTACTGTGCAGGTATAGGCATAAGTTCCTACTGCAATAGCCGGAGAGATTGAGAGACCTGCCCCCGCATTCTCTTCTATACCAGTTAGCCCACTCATACCTGCGGATTGTGTGGTTAAGCGTGTTGGCTTACCAGTAACTATCAATGAGCCAGATACCCCTATCTGGGCATCGTGGGGATGTGATGGGGTAAAGCCTTTAGCAAATGCGTTAAATGACCACGCTTCTGCGGCTGCCATCGGTGCAACGATAAAAGCTGCTCTCTTTGTCCCACCCTGCACATCGGTATGAAAGGCTACTTGCCCATAGGTATCTCCTACAATAAGGTTTCCCTCAACGGATACCTCCCCGCCATCTATTGGCCCTGCAATGTATTCTTTAAAACCATTATCGGAATCGTGTGAAGTTACATTCAGCATATCCCGTGATTGTGCGGGGCCGTTTATATTCGTTATCTCCAACAACTCCCGATAGTTCCAGATTAGTACTGTATGAAATGCTGTTAATCCTGCTGAAGCTGCCATTTTATTTCACCTCCCTCTTACTTATTTAAGCTGGTGTGTAAGTTGGTTTCCCAGTAATCTTGATGGTGCCAGAAATTGTAATCGGCCCATCATGAGGGAACGCCCAAGAAAAGGCAGTTATAAATCCATTCCCTGCTATCTTAGGGGCGCTGGCGTAAGTGGGAAATCTTATCTCCCAGGCTTTTATTGTGGTTGCTTGGAAATCATCGTGCATAGCTACCTGTCCCGTAGAATCCCCTACGATACACATACCCTCAAAAGATATTTCTCCGCCATCGTGAAGCCCTGCTATAAACTCCTTGAATCCATCGTCAGAATCGTGACTGGTGACATCAATCGGGTCCATTGATTCCGATGGGCCCGAGATGCTGGTGAGTTCTAATATCGCTGCACCATCCCACCACAATACTGTTGCAAATGCGGTTACTGCCGCTGAATCTGCCATTGTCTTCCTCCTATCGTTTTAGTAATGCCCCAATCTGAGCATCCCTGAGCCAGCCCAAATTGAACTGGCAAGCGTAATGCCATATCCCTACAGTAGATTCAGGGATAAAGCCATCTGTTTGTATCCATAACCAAGCCACCGTAGTTTCATTGGTTGAGAACTCAAGATTATCAAGTAATGTCATTAACTGTTTCCGTATATCCAATACCTCCTCAGCACTTGAAGAATGCGACCATATATCTAAGTAATAGGTGCATTTTCTAACAGGCGACCAGTCAGCTACATTAGCCATATCTATCCTGTGAACTAAGTAAGGAAATTCAGCATCGGGTGGAGCCCAGATTGGATAGAGGCGGACTGTACCGCCCATACAAGCCTTTAATGTATCATCTGTGGTAAGAGTGTTGTATATGCTGGTTAAAAGTGATTCCTGGATGTCTACGGTCATAACCACCTAGCTCCTAGTATTTGTTTTATCATTGGCAAAGCCTTCTCAAAACTAGGTTTTAACCAAGGACGGGCTGCCATTTTCTTTGTCCCAAACTCAAGGCTTGGTGCATATTCAATATTACTACCCACCTGCCCTGTTACAGTTCCCAAGCTTCCCTTAACTAATGTCTTAATAGATTGCCTTAATTGTCCTGTGGCCTGAGCTGGCGGTTCACCCGGGGCTGAGGCGATATAAGTCTTATGAGTGCCAGGAACCATATATTCTCTACCTGAGCGTTCCCCTGATAATGTCTCTAGTGTTTGAGTTTTCACAGCATTTACAGCTTGGTGCATCTTCTGAGTAGGTGAGAGATTTATCTTCTGCTTAACTTCGGGGATCCTTGAAATAACTTTGACATTCATTCCCATTAGATTTCCTTGCAGATAACAATCGTGGTATGATTTATCTCTTGAGAAGGCTCTACTGGTTCGTATGTCTTGTCCCCGTGTAGTATCCTATTATTACCTAGAGTTATATCTACACTACCTCTTAATATAATCTTGTGGGAAACATAACTGTTCAGTTGTTGGTAGACTGCCCGTGCCTTAACATCAAGCGGTATCACGGAGGCATACATCCTGAGAGTCGGCTTCCATATTACAGTCTGTCCCAGAGCCGTCTGGGTAATAACTTTCTCTTGTATTTGAACTCTATCTTTTAGAATTGAAGCTAACATTTTAACCTCTTGACATTATCAATGTATTGTGTTATACTAGATTATATGAATTGCCCTGATTGTAAACACCCTATGCACAAGGCTGGCTTTGTCTGGTCTGGTTATAAGAGAGTCCAGCGATGGTGTTGTAATAAATGCGGCAGAACCACTATCAAAAAGGAGGAGTTATGAAACTTATTGATTATGCTAAGCGAGCCGACACTGGTATATGTGAACATTGTGTAATTCATAATACTTTTTGTTTTGGAACTACTGTGGTGCAATGCAACCTTCTCAATTTCAACAATCCGCTTCCATATCCCCTACCTGACTCCATACACGATATAGAACCCTGCACCAAAGAGGATTGGAAGAACTGTCCCCTCAATCCCGATGTCAAGTCATTCCCCCCGTCAGACTAAGAGCACTCAAAATCTTCTCGGCTCGGCTTGGTAGTTTATAGCTGGTAATACCTATCCCAGTTATATGCTCAGTATCAGTCGTGTCGCTCCTGTTCTCATATAGGTCGGCGAGCAAAAGTAGACAGGCTTCTATTGCCTCTGGGTAATTAGTTTTCACGGCTGCTAAATTAGCACAGTCTCCAGCATCATAGACTATCACCAGCGTCTTATCCTTTGTCCATTTAGAGGTGCGCTTTACCATCCCCTTATATGCCAAGTCGGTATATTCGGTAACTGCCGTCAGCAATTCATCGTCTAGTGTAACACTAGTTAAATCATCTACAGGTTGCCAGTAAAGTCTTATCAGCGTATCCCCGTTGCCTATTCTATTTTCAGTAACTGCCCGGGTAATAAAAGCCCGCCCGCAATAATTCTCCACTATCCGAGTAGCAGCATTTATCATTTGCTCTAAGAGGTCGTCGTCATAAGCCTCAAAGGTATCATCTGAAGCTGCCTTCTCATAGTTAGCTGTGATAGGTTTAGGGCTAGCTGGAGCAGTAACAAAGGTTATAGTTACTCCCGAAATAGAATAGTCAGTCGTCTCTACCTGCAAAGTGCCATCGACATATAACCTTAATGAGCCACCAATAGGCGTGTTATCAAGGTCAAAAGTCTTATCAGAACCATCACCTTCGCCAACATATTCAGCGTAGACAGTCTCAGAGGCAGCGGTATCAATCTTCAAGTAGCTTTTCGCCTCTGTCAAAGTTGCGAGAGCCGTATCTAAAAGAGCCATATCTTCCTCCTAGCCATCTTACAAAGACCCACTCTTAGACAATCTCTTGCAAAGCCGTTTCATAAAGATAGCCTGCTTACCAGTAAAAACATTGTCTATTAGCTCCTCCATCTTCTCCATAGCCTTCTGCTCTGCTTCCTCGGCTAACTCCTCTTTAGATATAGTAACCACATCTTCATAGCCTAAAAGCTTGCCATCCTTATAAAGAGCTACTCCTCTTTCATTGGGTTCTAGTGTCTTTGATAACATATCATCCTCCTTAATCTAATGAAGCTATACGAACAGCGATAAGTGGTCCAGTACCTGTTGCCAATGCAATACCAGCGGGAAAGGTAGCTGATAAAGCCCCATAGGAGTCATCCACATATTTCCTCACATAGGTGTAATCAAAAGCAGAAGCTGTCATTATGCCCATGCGAGTTAGCGGGGTATTACCTCTATCAAACCCCCTTAGAGTAGGAGTACCATCTGAAACACAAACTAGCCACCAGTTTCCCTTAGTGAGAACCTGGTCAATCGTGGCTGCAATCACTCCAGTAGCCCCTGCTGATATTTCCCCCGCATCAAGTAATAAATCAACAGGGTTAAAATCAGTATCCTCATATATCCCTAATCTTATTGACTTTCCTGCATCAGCAGTAGTAACGTGCACTGCTATCCTGTCAACAGTTATTGTTCGTGGAGTAAAGAAAGGTAAAGTAGAAAACCTATTAGCTACTTGAACGTCAGTTGTACCGCTAAACTTTCCTGGAAGGCTATGATACTGACCTACCTCTCTTTGTTGATAGAAATCAGCCATGTGAGCATCAAGGTCAGCATTGTGATTGTAAGCCCAGTTGGAGGTTACACCCTTTGCCGTTTCCGCATTTACAGGAGTATCGTCTACAGGTCTTGGATTAATTATCATTTTTACCCCTCCGTTACCGTAAGATTTTTAGTTCCTGAACTGCAAATAGCAGCAACCTCACCAGTATAAAGATTCATCAGATTTATCTCGTAAGCTCCACCATGAGCATTCAACCTAATCCCTTCATTTATTACTGCCGTAGCAGATAGACTAAGATAAATTACCTCATCACTATCATTGACAAAGACTGCAAACTTCCTGGATGCATTAGCTACTAAAATCTGTGTGTCAGAACTCCCAACTGAAATCTTAGTAGGTGTAGCCGTAGCGACTGAAGGCAATGATGTTACATCTACATCCCCTATATCTACCCCTGAGTTGGCTGCTAGTTTGACCTGTTTATCTATCTGCACCCAGTTCGTGCCGTCATAGGTAACAAACAGAGCATCGGTGTCATACTCTAAACAAATGGACCCGACTTCAACCCCTGTAGGCTTCGTGTCTGCATGAGCCCCGATGTAGCGCCTATAAGCATATTTCGTAAAATCAGCCATGTTTCAACCTCCGTTTAACCTCCCCTCTTTTCTTAATAATCCTCTTGCTTTCAGGGGGGAAGGTTTGTTTATCTTCGTGTTGTTCAAC